CAGCCCGAGCACCACGACGGCGGCGCCGACGGGCAGGCGCCATCGGCGCAACAGGAACAGCAGTGGGGCGAACAGGAACACGGTGCTGAGCACGAACCCGGGGACGCCGGCGACGATGTTCTCGCGGCTGACGTAGTGGTACTGCGCGGTGGTGAAGTCCGTCTGTAGGAAGGCCTGCCGCCCGAGGCTGACGTCGTTGTCGTAGATCGGGTGCAGGTACAGGAAGGTAATCGCCAAGGTTTCTAGCTGGAGCTATCCGCCCTGGTCGCGTTCCTCGGGGTGCCGGTCGAGCCACGCTTCGACCTCGGCGCGCTTGTACCTCGGCTTGCTGCCGGCCCAGTGGACGGGCGGCCCGGTGCCGGCGCGGCGCCACTTGCGCAGGGTGCCGACGTGCATCCCGAGGTAGTCGGCGACCTCCTGCTCGGTCAACAACCGCTCGTCCATGTACAGAGCGTACGGGCCTTGCCGACATGGATTGACTAGAGGACACTACGGTCCACCCGCGTTCACAACCGTGAGCGTGAAGCGGGGCCGCACCCGATCGCGCGGGCCGGCCCCAGGAGCACAGGGAGCGTGTCCCCATGCCCAGCACGGACTCTACAGCCCAGCCGGAACGGTTCGACCTGGAACCCGAGCCGCAACCCGACGTCGTCGACGTCATCGACGGGATCGCCGAGGCGCTCGAGGTCGCCGTCGAATTGGCCGAACCCCCCCGGACCGCCGCCCGGTGCCTGACCATCACCACGCGGCTACGCGCCGCCACCGCCGGGCACATCACCCCCGATGAGCTGCTGGGCGGGCTGCGCCGGCTGGTGGCGGACTGGCGGTCGCAGTGCGCATAACCACCTGCCACTCGACCGGCAGGACCGAGACCGGCATCCTCCGCTACCTGGACGGCGAGCGTCGGACCCTGGTCGTCATGGCGCCGTGGCAGCAGCCGATCGAGCGGACCATCGCGGCCGTGTGGAACCTGCTCACCGAAGAGGAGCAGCGTGAGGTCGTCGCCGCGTTCGGGCTCGACCAGCCGGACCAGCCGGCGTAGCCCGCAGACGCCAGCAGCCCCCGGGGCCCCATCCTGGGGGCTGCTGGTTGTTCGGGCGCAGGCGGCTCGCGTCAAGGAGCCGCATCGTCGCCGCCTTCCCGGTAGCTACGGCCCGGGTTGACGCCCTCACACGTAAATCTGCGGCCCGGGAGCGGCGGCCAGCTCGCTGGCGCGGTGCAGGGCCATCACCGCGGCGACCGCGGCGTCAATCCGCCGGCGGCTGTGCTTGTGCTCCTTGGCGAGCCGCGCCCCGCGGGGATCCTCGCGCAGGACCGCATTAGCGAGGTGGCGGGCCAGCCGCGGGTCCCCCGAGTGCGAGATGGCGCCGTTCACGACCGCCTCGTAGAAGCGGGACGTGGCCGGCGTCATCCGCTGCGGCGACTGGGGGAACTCCTCGATCGGCAGGCCCTCCCCGTCCAGCAGCTCCAGCGACCGGGCCCACCGGTACGGGTCGGCGACGATGGCGCGCACCCGGAACCGCCGGCAGGCGTCGCGGATGGCCTGCTCGACCTCGAGGATGGGGACGCGCCAGTCGCGGGCACCCTCGGGGGCCTCCCAGAGGTTCAGCAGCTCGACGTGCGGGCGGGTGGCGATGGTGACGGCGCAAAGGGCGGTGCAGTCGCCTCCGAAGCTGCCGTCGAACCCGAGCACGACCTCGCCGACATTATCGGGACTGATAATGCGGCAGGCGTCCCACGCGCCGGGCGGCAGCCAGGCGTTGTCGGACACCTGGGGCCACTGCCCGAGCCGCCACGCCCGGAACGTCGACTCCCGCATCGTCTTCCTTGTGGCTCGCAAGGCGTCGATATGCAGGAAGTCGCCCAGCGCCGGGTTGGCCACATACCAGGCGGCCTCGTCGTCGACCTCGCACCCGTCCGGCGCGGCGAACTCGGCGAAGTAGAACGATGGATCGCCACCTTGGCGGCCGTGCTCGACCAGCCGCCACATCACCCCGTCGGTGTTCCCATCCCGCGGTGGCGTCGAGATGGCCAGCAGCAGCGACCGGTCCCGCTTCCCCGCGCGGGCGGCCATCGACTCGTACACGTCGGCGGTGACCACGTGCAATTCGTCGATGATCGCCATCGACGGGTCCCACCCCTGGAGAGCCTCCAGTTCGGCGGGGAGCGCCTGCAAGGTCGAGTCGGTCCTGGGGACGTACAGGTAATCCTGGTAGACCTGTATCTGCTCAGCGAGCGCGGGCTCCAGCTCCACCATCCGCCGGGCCGTCCGCTGGATGATGCCGGCCTGCCGCTTGTCCGAGGCGACGATCGGGATCTGCGCACCCTGCACCCCATCCGCGAGCAGGCCGAACAGTCCCAGTGCCGCGGCAGCGGTGCTCTTTCCATTGCCGGCAGGTATCGAGACGAGACCCTGCCGCGGACGCGGCTCATCCAGCAGACCGCGAACGATGCCCTTCTGCCACGGCCGGAAGCGCATGCGGTGCAGCTCGCCCTTGCCTTTGGGAACTCTGATGTACCGCTCGCCGAACGCGATCGCCCTTGAGCCGCCCCGCTTCGGCAGGCGGCGGAAGTCGAGCGCCGGGGCGGTCAGCGCCGCCTTCGGGCCGGCCTTCACGGCGCCGCCGAGTGTGATGGAAAGTGGGCCTGGCGCGGGGTCGGGGACGAGCCGCTCATGGGGAAAACGGGTCTCGTCGGACGTTGGCGCTTCGGGCGCTGTTGCAGGAGCGGCAGCGGACCACCCGACGCGCCTGCAACTCCTGGCCACCAGCGGCGACCTCAATGACATGGTCGGCGACCAGGTCCGCGGCGGGGTGCGCCGGGCGCTCCCCGGGCAGCCCCGGGCACCAGTCCCCGACGGTGGCGCGGTGCTCGCTCACGAGGGCGGCGTTGCTCACCTTGGAGGCGTTGGCGCGCAGCAGCGGCCGCTTGGCCGCCTTGGCCTTGTCCCGTGCGGCGGTGTGCCTCGGGCACCTGCTTGCACCGCGGACAGGCTTGCCGCAGTCCAGGCATGGCCGTCTCAGCGCCATCGTAGGCGCCGGGCCAGGTCGAGCAGCGGGGTGGGTGCTGCCGGCTCCAGCGCGCCCCGTACCGCCTGCACGCGGGCACCAGCATATGCGGGAGCCCTGACGATGGCGACGTGGTCCATGCGTGCCCTGGTGCGCACCACCCTGGTGTGGGTGGCGTTCCATTGGCTCCCGCCAGCCATGGGCTCGAACCCCACCGACAGGCCAAGGGGCACCTTGTCCCGCGCCAGCGCCAGGACCTCGTTGCCGAGTGCGGTGTCGCTCACGTGCCAGGCGCCCCAGAGCGCATCCGCGCGGTCCTCCAGCTCGGTGGTGACGCCGATCGGCAGGGTGCCACCGTCGCGTGGATGGGTGGCGGTGAGCGGCACCATGCCGGGCTCGGTGCCGGTGAACGCGCCGCGGCCGAACACCTCGGTCACGTAGGGACCGATGCGTGCCTCGGTGTTGTAGGGCAGCAGCGGGCCGACCAGCGTGCGCCCGTCGCCCTCGTCGCGCAGCTCCAGGGCGAAGGCGACCTCGCGGATTTCCACGGTCATGCGACAGCACCTCCAGGTGGCGCGGCGCCCTCGGGTAGCGGCGGGAGGTCTTCGAGCGCGCGGACCTCGTTGACGGTCATGAACCCGCCGGCCAGCGCGATCTGGTGGGCCTGGTAGCGGTCGAGCAGGGTCGCCCTTGCGAACCCGCCAGCGTTGAACTTGGCGTTCTGCGCCCTGGGGAGCAGGCGGCTCACGGCCCGCTCGACCCGGTACAGCCACGGGCGCAGGCTGTAGGTCAAAAAATCCACGCTGCGCTGCTCGGGGCTGGAGTAGTCCATATGGCCGCCCTCGACGCTTGAGTCGACCATGCGGGGGTCCAGGCCGAAGAACTTGGCGATGGTGGCGGTGTTGGCCTTCTGCGTTTCGATGAACTGGGCCTCTTCGGGCGCGATGGTGATGGCCTGAAATTTCGCGCCGTTGCCGAGCACGGCGATATCGCGCTTGTTGCGGTGGCGCTGCTTCCATCGGGCCTTGATGGTGCCGGCCTGTTCCTCGGTGATTTGCTCGGCGGTGGTGATGACGCCGGAGGGGATGGCGGCGTCGCCGAAGAATTCCGCGCCGTATTTCTCGGCGGCAAGGCCCAGCCCGATGGCTTCGCGGGCGTGGGCGATGGGAGACAGGCCGAGTGGTGGCATGTGGGGCGCGGCGGGGAACGGGTACGCGCGGACGTGCCACACGTCGCTCGGGTCGAGCGTGGACCCGCCGAGCCGGTACACGGTGCGGCCCGATTCGGAGTCCAGGGTGACGTTCATGTGGTCGGGATGAACCAAATCGACCTGCGCGGGCAGCAGGCCGGCGCCCGCGCGGGCGGTGATGAGGCCGAACGCGTTGCCGCGCAGCAGCAGCGACGACATGACCGCGGACAGCCAGTCGGCCAGCTCCTCGAAGTCGGCGCTGGGGCGCTGGAGCAGCGGCGGGGTCGGGATCGGGTCGGGGTCATCGCCGCGCCGCACGTGCAGGGGAAGGGTCGAGACCGAGTCGCTGAGCAGGGTGACGCAACGCCACACGGTGGACAGCCGCATCGCCGAGTCGGTCGTGACCGGCTCACCCGCGGCGGTCGGCGAACCGGTTTCGGCGAGGAGCTGCTCGAGCGTCAGGGCCTCGCGCTGCTCGACCTTGCGCCAGGGCCACCACCACGCCATGGCCTACCCCTTGCGTGCAGGCGACGTCTTCGGCGGCCGCAGCACCTCGGCCCGCGGGTGGCGTGGCAGGTCGGCCAGCTCCGGCGGGATCGGCTCGCCCTTGTTGACGGCCGTGTACGACTCCGGGCCGAGATCGGGACGCTTGATGAGCAGGTCTTCCTTCGCGGTCTCCATCAGCCTCGCACCCCCGTGTCGACGACGAACGCGGTCGGCTGGGCAAGCTGGATGTCCGCGCGGAGGTAGGCCAGGAAGGCGTATTGGAGGTTGTCGGCCAGGTACCGCTCGCCGAGGAACCGCATGTTGAAGTCCGTGCGGATCCCGACCATCAGCTGTGACCAGTCCGCGGTGTACACCTCGCTCGTGTCCGTGGAGGTTCCGACCGTCAGGTTGATCGGGACTTGCTTGGTGGTCAGCCTGGTGATGCCGTCCAGGTAGCTGGGCGGCGCGATGTACTGGTTGGTCGTGTCGCGGAGCAGCCCCAGGGACAGCGTGGTCCGCGGGGCCATGATCTGCGCGTTCGGTTCGAAGTTGGCCGTCCGCACGGCGCCGGCCGCCTGCGCGAGGAATTCCCATCCCATGGTGCCGGCGGCGGGCGGGGAGCCGATGACGCTGCCGTTGGCGCCGTGGGTAGTGGTGGTGATCCCCGACTGGTTCAGCACGCCGCGGGGCTCTGGGGCGGTCCCGGAGCCTCGGAGCGCGACCCGGTCCAGCTCGAGGGCGACCTGGCGAGCGAAGCTGTTGGCGATGACGCCCTCACTGCTCGGGTCGGCATCCTCGAACAGCTCCAGCGACAGGGTGATGACGCGGGTGAGCGTCCGGGCGGTGAACGTGACCCGGTCGAAGGTCATGTCCGCAGTCGCGGTGATCGCCGAGTTCTCCGTCTTCCACCCTGGCGACCCCTCGCCGGTCAGCCGGGCCAGCGCGAGGGTCTGGCTGGTCATGGGGACGGTGATGGCGCCTGCGGTGAACACGCGGGTCGCGTTTCTGGCCAGGTCGATGACCCGGGCCGACAGCGGCGAGGGGACGAGCGCGCCGCCAGCGCCGACGGTGGCCTCCGCGAGGGCGCGTTCCTGGGGCGCGTCATCCCACCGCCCGGTCGCCATGCCGCGCAGGTACCGGTCGAACGACAGCGGCTCCTCGGTCTGGTCGAACATGCCGCGGGTCTGGCACCAGTCGTACACGCTCTGCTCGCGGGTCAGCACCGGCTCCCGCGGTGCGGTCGGGCCTGGGCGGCGGACGGTCGCGGCGCGGAGCTCGGCGACCTCACGGTCACGCTCCGCCTCGATGCGGTCGTCGACCTCGCGCAGCTCGGTCGTGCGGGTCTGGTATTCGGCGAACTCCTCGCCGGTCAGGTCGCGGGTTTCGACCCGGGCGCGTTCGAGGATCGCGTCGGCAGCCTCACGGGCGGTCGTGCGCTGGGCCCGGAGCTGCTCGAGCAGTGACGGCATGGGCCTCTCCCTGGTCGACGTGCCAGCTACCAGGAAGTGTAGCCCGCTCCCACGGACCCGGGCGTTCAACGGCTAGTTCATGGCGGGGGCGCCGGTGGGCCGGTGCGCCATCCACGACAGCCAGTCCCGCTCGCAGTGGACAATCACGTGGTCCTCGCCCTCGCCGTCCCGCACACACAGGTAGGCGTCGGTCCCATTGCGGTAGATGGCGACCAGGCCGTCGGCCGCGAACTCGTCGAGCACGTCGGCGATGGCCTGCTCGCCCTCGCCGGTCTGGGCGCAGATGGTCCGGATGGCCAGCCAGCACATCAGGCTGCGCTCGCGGTCGTCGAGGGGCGGGTGGACGTCGGTGCTCACCGCGGGGCCTCCAGGGTCCGGGGTCTTTGCTGATTGTCCCCCGGAGGTCCCACGGTTGAGCGGTCCTACTTCAGACGGGCCACAAGGTCGGTGGCCTGTCGGTGTCCCCTACAGGATCGGGTTTGGGCACCGCAACCTTCCGCCGCGGCTTGCGGGTCGGCCGAGTCTTGCCACGACCGACAGGCCACGAGTCGGTGAGCACGTAGACGTTCCCCACATACAGGCGGCCGCCGCCGGCAGGTTCGATGAGGATCGGCTCGACCTTCACCAGGCCCAGCCGTCGCCCTGGCGGCCTGTCGGTCCTCGAGTGCCTCGGGTCGGCATCCGGCGCGCGGAGATCGTCGAGCACCCTGCGCAGGGTCCGCACCGACAGGCCAAGCCTGGCGGCGAGCTGGGCCTGCGTCCAGGTCGACACCAGCCGGCCGGCGGGGTCGTGATCGGAGCGCTCGCGCAGGACCGCCAGGAGCGCGCGATGCCGCTCGGACAGCTCGGCGGTCACCGGTGCCCTCCTGGCCGACCAGAACGGCCGTGATGGAGGCGCGCGGCCGGCCCTCGAAGGCGGTCAAGATGCCCGGTTTGTTCCCGCGCGGAATCTCGAAGGGAAAATAGGGCCTCTGACCTGCGGTGTACGCCATTCCCAGGCGAATGTGTCATAGGGCTGGTGGCGGTGGCTTTCATCGGCGGTGGCCAGTCGGGTCGGGCAGGCGAGATGCGACCGTCCACGCCTCGCCGTCATAGGCTTGGGTATACCGCTCCGTCGTCGCAGACGACGCGTGGCCGAGCAGCCGCTGCACACCGCGGAGGCTGCCGCCCTCCTGCATCAGGAAGGTGGCGAACGTGTGCCTTAGCGCGTGGGCGGTGTCGTGGATGCCCTGGGCGCGCAGGAAGTTGGACATCGTCCGGGCCACATAGCGGGATGTCAGCGGCTGCCCGGGATAGCGCCCATTGGGGATCAGCGGCCCTCTGCGAGGGCAGGTCTCCAAATACGCCTCCATCCACGCGGCGGCCGGGCCCGTGATCGGGTTGACCCTCCGCTTGCCGCCCTTGCCGTAAATCTCCAGGCTCATCGGCTGGCCGGCCCGGCCCGGGCGGATATGCTCGACCCGGGCCTTGGCGATCTCGCCGACCCGCATGCCGAGCCCGTAGGCCATCCACAGCATCATCGCCATCCGCGGGTCGGACAGCTGCGCCTCCTCGATGACCCGGCCAACGTCGTCGACGTCGAGGCACCGCGGTGGCAGCTCGACCTTCTTGGGGACGTCGTAGCCGAGCAATGGGTTCTTGCGGCGGCCGAGCAGCCCCTGCTCCGCGAACCACCGGTAAGCGCGGATGACTCTGACCGCATACACATGCTGAGTGCCCTCGGCCAGCGGCTGCCCGTGGTTTCTCTTCCCAGCAGCCGCGGTCTTACTGAGGAACCGTCCAAGGTCCCGCTTGGTCACGGTGGCCGGCGCGTCCATCTTGCCGGCGTGCCTCCAGAAGTCGAAGAGGACTACACGGTAGCTGTGGATGGTGTCGGGACTCTTGCGAGTCTGCTCCATCCACGCGCGGTAGGTGCCCCACAGCTCGGCGCCGGTTCGCTCGACGGCAATGCGTTCGGTCATCGGGGTATGCTCCTGGTGATGGTTGCCGCCCTGGCCTCGAGCTGGGGCGGCGGCATGTTGCGGGCGGGTTCCGTCGCTGCGGTCAGGCGGCCTCGCCACGGCCATCACCACCCGGGGCGCGCTCGACCATCGTGTCGGCGACCGCCGCGGCCAGCTCGGCCAGCACGGCGGGATCGGTGACCGTGGGCTCGAGCCCTTGCCGCGCGCGGGTCTCGGCGACCCAGGCGCACACCTCGTCCCGGATCACGCGGCATCACCGTCCCGATCGGTCAGGGAGGCGATGAACGCGTCGAGGTCGCTTTCGCGGACGCGGCGGCTCTTCGGCCCGAGCAGGACGCTCCGGAGCCGGCCCGAGCCGAGGTAGGCGTAGAGGGTGCTGTGCGAGACGCGGAGCCGTTCTCGCGTCTCCCGCACGGTGAGGAGCCGGTCAGGCATGAAAGAAGGACACCCCTTCGACGCCTAGCCGATGCCCAAGCCCTGGGGTGTGGCCAAGCGGTCAGGGGGTGTCCCCCATGCTTTGCAGTTGACGACACAGTACCATAGCGACCATGAGCGAACAGCAATCGGCCGCCTGGTTGCCCGGCGAGGTCGAGATGTTCCGTGACGAGCCCGGCGTCGTCCTGGTGTGCTGCGATAGATGTTGGCCATCGGTCACCCTGGCGGAAGCTACTTGCGAGCCGCCGGCGGACCTGACCGAAGCTCCTTGCGATCAGACGGAGCCGCGAGTTTGGCAGCTCCGCATCGTCACGCGTCACGGTACGAACCACGTTCGCGACCCGGAGGAGGAGGACACCCCCCTCCACGCGTTCCATTGGACGAGAGAACAGATAAAGGACCCACCGACAGGCCAAACTACCGACAGGCCACGGCCCCGTGGCGTCACACTTCGATGCCGGCGCTGCAAGCGGGTGAGGAACCACAGCTTGCGCCGTATCTTCAGGCTCGCCGAAGCCGCCTACCTGGCCGGCACGGCATGGTCGGGCGTGCCAGAGGTCGGTATCCGTATCTATCCCTAGACCCGCCAGTCAGGGGCGAGCCGGGAGCGGTGGAACCGCACGCCCTTGCCGGTCGCCTTGACGGTCACCTTGCGCAGCAACAGCTTGAGCCGGCGCCGGCGGGCCGGCACGTCCCAGCTCGACCAAGCGGCCTCCCAGCTTGCCCGTGTCCGGGGAAGGTCCAGCAGCTCCCGCAGCTCGGGGATGGCGGTGAGCTTGGCCGTGGCGACCCGGATGCGCTGTTGCAGCTCGACCTGGCGCGCGTCGGTCTCGGGCGTGCGGAACCGGGCGGGTAGGGCCTGGTAGTCGGCAAGCTCGGCCCTGGCCGCTTCCAGGTCGGCGGCGCTCACGCCCTCCAGCGCGGCCGCGCGGCGAGCGTTCAACGCCTCGGTGAACCATTCGGACGTGACGGCCTCGGCTGCGGCCTCGGTGATGAACTCCTCCACCGTGTCGCAGCCGATCGACACCTTCCCGCAGCCGTTCCACCGGCCGCCGTAGGACCGGCGGCAGGCGTACACCATGCGCCGGCGCCCCTTGCTGTTCACGGCGGTCGCGTACATCTTGGCGCCGCACGCGCATTCCAGGATCCCCGACAGCAGATGCGTCGCCGGCCGTCCCTGGCGCTGGCGGGCCGCGGGGTTGGCGAACAGGTCGACGAGGTCGCGGTGCTGGCGCTGGGTGAGGATCGCCGGCACGAGATCGGAGTTGAGCAGCATCCGCCGCAGGGTGGTCTCGTTCCAGCGCCCGCCCCGCTTGGCGGGGACCTGGAGGCCGTTCAGCGAGTCCACCAGCCGCGCCAGCGAGCCACCCTCCAGGATCCGAGCGGCGGCGTTCCGCAGCACGACGGCCTCGACCTCGATGACGGTGGCGCGGTCGGTGGCGAATCCGTAGGTCCGTGGGCCGCCGGGATGCAACCCGTTGGCGATGCGGGCCTGCTTGCCGGCCTTGGTGCGCTCCACGATCTGGTTCCGCTCGAACTCGGCGAACGCGGCCAGCAGCACGAAGAACAGCCGGCCCTGCGCGCTGCGCGTGTCGATCGACTCCGTCAGGCTGCGGAACTTGACGCCGCGCTGCTCCAGGTCGCTGACGATGGCCTGCAACTCGATGATGGACCGGCCGAGCCGGTCGAGCTTCCAGACCGTCAGCGTGTCGCTCCGCTCCAGGTCGCGCAGGATCCGATCCCGGACGGGCCGCTCTACGCCGGCCTTGCCGCTCTTGGTCTCCGGCAGGATCGGGTCGCAGCCCGCCTTGCGGAGCGCGTCCAGTTGCAGGCCTAGGTTCTGGTCTCCGGTCGAGACGCGGGCGTACCCGATATCCATCGTGCTCCCCTCCCCGTTCGGGATAGGGGAAGCCTATCAGACACTAAGATGAAGGCGCAGAGGCTCCCGGCCAGCGCGACCGAGCCCACCGCGGGCAGCAGTTGCCCCAGACTCGGGCGGCGACCCCGACCAACAGCCGGGTCGGTCCCCTGCGACCGCAGCGGCGCC